CTTCCCTTTTCTGGAGAATAAGCGGGTCAAAGCATATGCTACCGCCCTAGAAAAACGCAGCTCGGGTATTTCACCCTCGCCGCTCTTAGTTTTATTTAAATATGAAACCGTTGAAAACATAAAGAAACAGAAAGGGAAAAACATATAATGAAACATGATTGCAAGCATCCGTAGACAGACGCCTTGCATTTTGCATAGCCAACACAAGGTAACGGGTAAAGCCGGAATAAGCTATGCGAGTTGGTCACTCAACCGAGAGGGGAAAAGCAGTCATGGTGATGCACGGAAAAACAACGTGGACTGGAGCAGTCAGGGGCCAACCACCCCGGGGGCGCATGCGAGAAGACTGTAGTAGCATGCAATAAACGCAATGAGGGGGATCGTTCCTCCCTCCACGCATCACATAACTTCATTGTAGCCATCACGCCGGCGGCCCATAAGCCAGTCGGCCACACCACCTAGGTGCCGGGCAGCAGCGGCAGCCAATCCTGCCGTTGCACGAGTTGGACCCGCTAAGGCAGTGATAGCCTTGTTGGGGTGCTCAGCAGCCTTCTTGCCAGCATGCATCAGGTAACCGCGGACTTCATCTGCGGCATGAGCAGCCACATCAAAGGGGAGTGCTGCGACGACATTGCCTGTGGGCCTGCCTTCTAAACCCATGAAGACATTCACAGCCGTGACTTCTGCCTGAGAAACCCGAGGGAGAGGAAGTGGGGGAAACCTCAATGACGACCCCTCCGCAACAGTTGTCATGCCACTCAAGGGCAGAGGCCGGGAAAAGTTTCCAACCAGCCTCCCCACTGAGCCCACCTTACGGTACGCACGCTGAATGCGGCAATCAGGGTGCCCATTGTGCTCAGCAAAGGGGAGGGGCTCCAACTCGTCGCCATGAAGTGCGAGAAACGCATGGATCCCTCGCCGTGGTGCGCAGGTGGAGACAGCCCAAGCATCATCGTCTGGCACTTGCCCACTGTAGTCGTAGTCGTCAAACACAATAACGCCACCGGTGGCAAGCATGCGGAAGGAATATTCCGCATCGAGCATGACGTCGTCAGCATGATGTGAACCGTCGATGTACGCAAACGCAAATGTGGCACCTGCATGGTCCATTGCGGCATAGAGGTGAGGGAGTGTCAACGAGCTGGCTCCGAACAGCACGCGTGTCCGTGCTAATGTGTTCGCCTCCAAGATTTGCAAACGACCTCTACCAGCAGGATGATCCAAGGCCCAACCAATGTCTGCGATGACAAACTCAGTCATCCATGCCGTCGACATTCTTGTAAGGTAGGCCTGGGACCGACCTTCTAGCGCACCAACCTCAAGGACTCGGGTGGACCCTGAGACTGAGGCATAGTCAAGCCACAGTTGCCAGTTTTGGAGATGGGGGATGCGGGCATCCCCAGTGAGAAAATACAATGTTCTCCCTTCCACAAACATGTTCGGGGAGGTCCCAAAACCCCACATCGTGAGAGCCTCGGCTTCCCACTCTCGAGCACCTTGTTCTAGCTCGTTGGGTGTCAGCAGGGTGTGAGTATGAAAATTCACCCTAATGTACCGGGTTTGTGGGATGAAAGATATAGACATCTTACTATCACTGTGAGAACGACCGAATCTAAAACTCAAAATTTCAAACCAACCGGTTATGCAACCAGCGTTGGCCCGTTTGCTCCTTAAGCAGTGCAAGCACCACCGACCACAGCATCCGTCCTCTCGAGCCCAAAACGCCATCACTGACGCTCGACTCCGCCTCGGAGGTTACCCGCTTTCCACAGCGGCCCTCTTTCGCGATCAGGAGTTGCACCTCCTGCCCCCTTGCCTTTCGGAGTGGGTCCCACACCTAGCTCGACGAAATCATCGAGTGTGAGTGCAGTCTACATGGTCTCGCTGGTCCCTAAAACCCCGGTAACAAAGTGTTACGCTCAGGGAGGGCCACACTAACCACTAGGTAATTCCAATTGCCCGCGCACCCGAGGTGTAAGCGGATTCTTTTCCCTAGTACAGCTGTCCTATCATTGACATCAGCACATGCTCTCGACTCCTGGTTTCCTAGGCCAGGCCGAGCATGATATGTCGCCGTCGGATGGTTTTTACCTCATTACTGTAATCAAAAAGGGGGCTTTGTGGCAGCCAAGACCCGAGCAGTTTCTTAGCCCGCCGAAGCGGTTCCAGGGATGGCACGTGGAGCCGATCTTTATCCCCATTCTTTTTGGTGGCCGAAGCACATTAACATTTTAAAGAAACAGGATAGCTGCTACGCTCTTAACGCTTGCCGAAATGGATAACAAAAGGAAAAGGGGTGAACATAATTTGCTACGCTCTTAACGCTTGCCGAGATTGATGACACAGAGCAGGAAAGAAAAGGGGGTGATACAGCGGTGAATGAAACGGAACCGATCTAAGGTGGAACAGGGTACCAACCGGATGGAGAGATGATGAGAAGGGCCGGATCCCCAGGCTGGGCTCTAACATAGTGTGCCACTAGTGGGCGACCTGCACAAATTTGACCTACAGCCCCTGGCGCATAGAAGGTCCCAACGCGTAGCATTAACGCCCTGTAGTTCACAGGAATGACCTGGCGGGAAAAGTCTCCCCGATGGACAACGGTTGCAATGAGGCGCTCGATGACTTGAACCAGACGTGAATCTAGGCGCACGGGATTTGTGGAATAAAGCCGCATTGTGTCCATTGCTCTCTGTAACGACCCGAGCTCGGTTGCCAACCAAAAAGTGACGTGCAACATGGGCCGATGTACCCGCAACTCTGGAGTATCACCAGTCGACCAAAGATATCGGTCGATGGAATTTGTCTGGACATGCGGATTCACGACAAACTGGGACCGATAGTTGTAGACCTCACTAACTGTGTACTGGTCTGTGCACGGGTCGTCCGCATACTCGAGCAATGCCAGAATTGATGGCAGAGGCCATTGGACTGAAGTCCCGGTCCCGGATTCGGAGGGCCGGTAAACCACCCCATCGATCTCACGACCAACACGTGCCGCCACTTGATCCCGTACAGCATCAGTGGACCATCGGAGCCGGTGCTGCAAGGCTGCATCCATGAAGTGGTTCTGTGCCCCGCCCATGTGACCATCCACACGGGTGTATGAGGGCTCGACAGTGACGGCCACGCCAACATCAAGCATGGCTCTCATTGGTGGATGGAAATTCACACCAGTGACAATGGAGAAGGTGCCCACAACAACGCCGGTAGCAGGAATGGCTGGACTGCCTGAGTGCACGAGATGGGCCTCGAAGCCAGAAGCCTCCAGAGTGCGACGAATCGTGCTGCAGATGGCCAGGCTTGGATGGTAGACTGCAAATCGGCCTCCATCATGGTCAGAGAACTCTGGTCGTGTGCGGTACTTCGCCACCACTGACGTTACCCACTCAATGGCATGCCGTGCCTGGGCCGGATCCATCCTGAGTTCCAGGTCATGGACCACAACGTCCCGGGCACGACCTGGACGAGGGGCGAGGACGTACTCTTGGCCGGCTGCAAGCGACCAAAACAGGCCACGAGGCGTCCCTGACAAGAGCATGTGAGGATAGTTTCTCACCTGGCCGTAGACCACCAGCTGCTGACAAAGACTCTCATGCGCTTCATCGAACATCCACATCGCAGAGGCCTTGAATTGAGGGTCAATGCCACGGATCATGCCCATCAAGCGGGTTGCGGTTACGACAAAGAGCTTGACACCTGGAACGCCAAAGTCCTCTCGCTGCAGTACAAGCTGGACGCGGTCCGAGGCCAAGAAGGGGTTGCGGTAGTTGACAGCGAGCGCCAAGGTGGGGCAGATCATCACGACAACATGCTCTGGCCTCCATTCGAGATAGCACATCGGCAGTGAGGTGCTCTTACCTGAGCCCATTCCTGCGACGATCTTCGTGGGCCGGTCCTGTAAGATTCGTGCCGTTAGGTACTGGCCACGCAGTTCATCCCACACTGTGCCTGGTGACGCAAGGTTCTTGTTGGTCTCAGAGGCAACATGGGTCTTGAGCCTCCAAGCCACGTAGAACCGCTCTGCCCAACTACGGACCCATGATGAGGCAGCCGGAATGAACGACAGGTAGCGGTAGATGGACAATGGAACAAAGACCACAAGTGCTAATGCAAGCATCTTCTGGGCGATAAACGGATCACGCGGCGACATGTTGCTGATCCCAACTGATGCTCGCCCGGTATCCAACCAATACGCCAGGTGAATAAGAGAGTAGGCCTTGTCCAAGTCCCGGACCATGAAAAAGAATAAGGCAAGGAAGAACCCGAGGAACCGGTTCATTCTCAGATACCCATTCAGGAAATCGATCAGTCCGTACACCATAGTCAAGACCCACATGCGGCCCTGTAAGATTTGGACGCGTACGCGCTCAGCCGTTGCACGTTCCTCAGGGGCCAAACCATTAGGGATCACCAATGCCGGTTCAAGCCGGAGTCCATCCGTGCAGATGGTGTTGTAGGCGGCCTGCAGATCGGTTATCGACGCCATTGGTCCTTCCCGTAATGCGGCCCCAAACTCTCCATAGGAGGGATTACGCCCCTTATTGGCCTCGACCATCTTAAACCAGACAAAGAGCTCGACCATATAAGCGTTCGTGGCAAGCGGCCTTGAGATTGGAATGACCTCCAAGCCCGACCAACGTGTTAGCCCAGTCGGGATTCTGGTCGTGATGTCCGCGACGGTCAGCAGGAAGGATTGCACCACATCAATTGCAGGGATGTTCAACCTAATGTTGGTGTTCAACTTTGTCCACTTCTTCTGTGCAGGCCGAAGCTTAGACCAGTCCTCAGGAGAAACCCAGGCACGGAACACTTCCAGATAAGAGGGCCAGCGATGGCAGCGTATCCACTTCCGGGCCTCAACGAGACGTGCCTGGACATACCGACGAGCCTCCTCGGAGTTGGGATCCCCAAAGAGACGTGCTGATCTCTTCACCATCGTGTTGCAAGGTTCTACTCCGCAGGTGACTGAGAACGCATTGATTAGTCCCTTCTCACTCTTGTGGACGGTAAACTCCACAGACGCGAAGTGTGACTTCAGGAACTCCGAGGCCGCCTCAATCGTTTCCGTGGCAATATCATCGTACGTCTGAGGGTCATGGGCAACAAGGAGCATGTGCCCATGGTTTTGGGTACAAACGAAATCTGCTGCCAGAATGTAATTGGCCCTCATTCGGTCTGATCTCCAATCGGAGCGCTTTGTGGCAAGGCGAGCACGGTCGTGCATGACTGGGTAGGTAGGAATGGCCACGCCGACCGCCTCGTACATAGCTGGGTCTAACATGTTTTCTGGCACCAGTACCAAATGGAGGAACCCATCAGCGTTCGGCTGGACATTGAAGTCGAATCGGAGCCCAAAGACAGTGTAGATGGTGTCCTGCCAATGCATCAGCTCGTCCCTGGTCGGTAGGTCGGTGGAGAAAATGACGTCGTCAGAGGCATGCGCCAATGTAACCCGCTGAAAGAAGTCCGAGGGTGGAACATCAAAGGCAATCGACCAACCGGCTGCAAAGACAATCTTAACCCAATCCCGGTTGTCGGACGCGGTGAATGCTGACCCGGTGCCACCTCCCCCGTTCTTGCGCATCTCAAACCCATCGGCCAAGCTCACGATTCGCCCATAAGCCAATGAATCATAGAAGGCCTCGACGAATGACGTTGAAGCCTTTGCTCCCCACCAGCCTTCGACGCCTCGCTCATACAGACGGACCGAACCGATTGACATGACTGGAGCAGGCACCTGAGAATCGAACCGATACCCATCACAAGTCACGATGACTGGGTTCCTCATGATGGCCTCGTACATATGTTGAAGGCCACCCTCACGCCTTGGGAGCTGGTTGACGATGAGCGCGGTATGAGGCGCCACACGCTTGTTGACCTCGCCCAAAATGGTGTTGGCCAAGACACATGTGATACGATCCTGGGCTGTCACAGTGCGGATGGCGGATCCATCAGCAAGGACCTTGTCCCTCGACACAACATCCGCCTTCGGGAACGCATGGAAAGCCATGTCCGGAACCACCCCTGACTCAAGGAAACTCTCAACGGTCGCAGCAATCGCTCGCCACCAGTGGGCCTGTTTCAGGGTCGCACGATGTCGGACGGCCGGCAGCCATGGGTTCCCAGCAGAGTACTTCCAGATAAGGCCTTCCATCGCCGACAACACAGACGACGGCTGGGGCCTATCATAGAGCTCCGGGTAGTGATCGAAGACTGCATCGGCCGCACGACGTAGAGCCAGCCGTGCCTCAGGCGTTATGGTCGGACGGGGAACACTGTATCGGAGGATGGAAGCCTTCACATTGCCAGCGGAGGCCAACCATGCTGAGTCAACTCCCCGAGGCGCAATCTTGGCGAGGGCTTGTTGAACTCGCCTGGCCTCACGTATGGTCTCTGTGAAGACAGCTGGCTGTGCGAGGGGAAGGTCGTTGTTGTCGTCGGGACCATATGTTGCTCGAGGGTAGTACACAGCACGAGAAGGGGCGGCGGATGTCAACATAGACACATCCGCACCTCCATCCGCCAAGCGCCGGATCATGTCGGTGGCCCAGTCAGAGTAGGTCTCAGATCTGACATGGGAGAAAGTTGCAAGTTGGATGAGGAACAATTCCGGCCTCCCGAGCCGGGCACCTTTGCGAGTGGACAACAGCGCCCAGACAGATTTTGGGTTTTGACGGTGTCGGACATCAACCAAATCACAGATCCCGTAAAGGATGGTGCCAACAAGGGTCCTGGTATCAGCTTGGCCCCAATGGTAAGTGTCGGCCAAGTCCAGGGAAAACCCCACGATCGATACCAATACCTGGTGGATCGTAGCCACACCCTTGGAACAGAGGTCAACGAATGCGAGGAGGGGCCCAAACGCAATTGACAGAGCCTCATCGATCTGCCTTCTGACCCATGTGGCCCAATTCTCGAAGGAAGTGATCCCCTTCAGCACCCATCCATAGGCCGACAGGTACTGCTCAAAGACAGCCTCTGCAGGAGTCTGCCTTACATCTGTCTCGGGACCACCCGCATTACGGTTGCAGATTGACGTGTAGTTGTTGTCCAAGCGTGCGAACAACTCGGCCATTGACAGGGCTGATGCCTGCATAGCGGCATCAAAATCAAGCCCCTGCATGAGTGCTTCATGGACACAGACTGCTGCAAAGGTGATCTCGGACTCAGGGATGTCTTCCATCCCGGCCACCTCACCAGTGGTTGCTTCGCCAAGCACGGACAACAGGGCCAGGGCGACAGGTCCTGCATAGTTGGCGTCCTGCTCAAGGTCGCCAAGCGTCATGAAGCCTTCCCCATAGGGCTTTTCTGCCAGCTGCGGGAAGACAGACTGCTCCATGAAGTCAAGCAGAGGGGCCACAGTTGGGGTCGCAGCAATCCACTGCGCACGGACGACGTCATGCTGGACTGCGATGGCAATCACTGTAACGGGGAAAACAGACGCCATCCGTATGTAATTTTCAAACCCCTCGACACCTTCCAATCCACCAAGGTACCCAACACTTACCGCCGAGGCTGCCTGATAATCAGCAACCCCAGTCAAGAGGTCCGCCTGTGCCATGCTCAATAGCACGTCACCAACAACCTGATACAGGTCGGTGGGGTCTGGACCTTGATCAGACGAGGCCACCAACGCGAGGATGTCCTCCGCCGAAGGCGCCCGCCCCGCAACAAGAAAGAATGCCGGCCCAACGAAGGCGGCATTTCTAGTGAGGACCGGTCGCACGGCCAGGAACTCTTTGAAGACAGCCAGTCGTGGCTCAATCTCCGAATCAACAAGGAGGTCACGGAGGGCCTCCAACTGCTCCGCGAAGAAGAATGCGGACATTGTGAATACAACACAAAAGAAAAATGATTTACCGAATCTTAGTTAATCACGAAGATAGATTTGGGTAGACTCTC